CCACAACCCGCAAGCTGCCGGGATATTTCACCGCGAAATCCGCATCCCTTTCAGCGAATACCTGAAAACACACTAATCCGATACCGTCGCGGCCAAATGAAAAGAAAGGACTGACATGACACCAGAGATTGAGCAATTCCCAGCCCCCAAGGGTGAGGCATGAACAGCAAGCGCCTGAATTTTGGCGACCAGACCCTAGAGGACCGGAACGCCCTGATTGTCGAGCGCATCAAGGCCGGGGAAAAGCGCTACCTGATCGCGGAAGAGTACGGGCTGACCAAAAACGCAATCTCCATAGTCAGCCGAAAAGCGGGCCTGCCGGCCTACAGCCGCTTCAAACGAGTAGTCGAAACCGAATAACAGAAAGGCAACCATGATGCGCAACGAAAACGATTACCTCATCTCGGATCTGCTCGCCGCATGGCACAAATGGGCGTCCGGGTGGTCCGGCATGGCCTCTCACGGCGCCTGCGCGATGTTTTCGGGCGTCCGCAGCTCCCGGCAATGGGACAGCGCCAATGACGTTGTTGACGGCTCGCTGCACAACGACCAGATGAAGGCCATCGATTTTCACGTCATGGAGCTGGACCCGGTCCACCGCACGGCAATCCAGATCAAGGCGCGAAACCTGGCGACCGGCGTGAGCGTGTGGAATAGCCCAAGGCTTCCAAAAGACCCCGAGGAATTAGCCGTGGTGATGATGGAAGCAACAAACGCGCTGACCAAGCGGCTGTTAGCTGGCGGGCATGTTTGAGCAAAAGTTAAATGGGCATTGACTATGCCTATGGACTTGGCAGAATCAAGGGGTGGGCGTAAGCGTCCCTGAAATTTGTCAAAACGCATGCTGATTGCGCCATTCGCCCGTTCAATGCCACGGGGCAGCCGTGTTGAGGCGGTGCAAGCAGTCAGCAGCCGTTTTGGTGAATGCGAGAGCATTGCGGAGTAATCCAGTTCTAGGCCAGATAGCCAAATGACAGCCGGAAAGTACGGCACCAATTCAAGCCTCGACGCAGCAACGCGCCGGGGCTTTTTCGTTTTCCGCCCCAGCCAGACCCGCCAGACACAACTGATTGACGCGCTGGATCGTTCTGCGTCTGGGGCAACTAATCTTTGCACGGATGAATAGGCGAGCTTTGTCCTGCCGTGCATCGTATGGAGAGACAAGCTTGGGCGTGGCGAACCCTTTGCGCATCAATTGAGCCTCTAACCACTGGCAGCCTCAGAGCGTCATAGCTTGGGCATAAATCGGGTGCAATACCGCCGGATCGCGTAACCGGCACCAATTCATCAATCCAGCTAAGCCCATAGCTGGCTGCCCCAAGGCAGGCTCCGCATAGCTAGATGCCCGGGGCTTGCAGGGCACGGAACCCGCAGGCGTGCAGCAGTGACCATCGCTGTCAAGGCGTAATGCGCGCCGCAACATCAGACCAAAGTGAACCGCCGGCAGGGCCCGCTGCACGGCTTGCTCCGACAGTGGCCAAGTGGGGATAACCCAGCCTGGCCGGCGGTTTGCAGAGGTCATCAACCCAAGGAAGAAACCATGACAACCTCAGTACACATCGCCATCAGCGGCAACAAACAAGTTCTGGTCGAGACGCCAGACGGCAAGACCCGTATGCAGCCGGGCGCGCATCACACCTTCCTCGTCCATGGTGACGGCGTGGTGTCGGTCAAGGAACTGGGCGGCTTCATCAACAGCCCCGACCTGCCGATGGTGCGCCCCTATACAGAAGAGCCGGGCGACACAGCAGCCTGACGTGGCCCTCACGCGCCTGAAGCCCAGGCTGGCAACCCTGAACACCCAGCGCCTGACAGCGCAGTAGACCGCGCCCGCACCTCTCTCCTTGGTAGGGCACATCGCCCACCTTCGCCGCTGTAAGGACCATCCTACAGCGGCTTTTTTACATCGACTTGCGGCGATTCCGCATGTTTGCGCAAACCGGAGCCCGTCGCTGGGTTTAACCCATGGCAACAACCTTTAAAAAAGGCGAGAAAAGGCCGAATCAAGGCAAGCGCGGCCCGGCGCTGGATAACGCTGGTGGCGTTGACTACCTTGAGAAGAAGGCCAACGACCCACGCACGGCTTCGGCGTTCCTGTCGCTGATTGGCAAGGTGTTGCCCATGACCATCCAGGGGCCGGGCGAGAACGGCGAACACGCTTTTACGGTTATTGAGCGTCGGATTGTCAAAAGCAAGTGACTGTCCTTGCGATAGATACGCCAGAGGTTTACGAGCCTCTGCTGGTTCCTGCCCGATATAAGGGTGCATGGGGCGGTCGAGGTTCGGCCAAGTCGCACTTCTTCGCCGGCCTGTGGCTTGAGGAAAACGTAAGCCAGAAGCTGGACTTTGTTTGTTTGCGGGAAACGCTGAAGTCCCTTGAGTTCTCGGTCAAAAAGCTGTTGGAAAGCAAGGTAGAGCAGCACAACGCTGGTGCGTACTTTGAGATTCAGGACCGGCGGATCAAGTCGATTCACGGCGGCGTGACGATCTTTGAGGGCATGCAAAACCACACAGCGGACTCGATCAAGTCACTAGAGGGGTTTGACCGGGCGTGGTTTGAAGAGGCGCAGAACGCCAGCAACAACAGCCTGACGCTGCTTAGGCCAACGATCCGCAAGACGGGCTCGCAGCTTTGGTTTAGCTGGAATCCGGATCTAAACACAGACCCGATTGATGTTCTGCTAAGAGGCGACGAGCTTCCGCCAGGCGCTGTTGTCGTCAAGGCGAACTACATGGATAACCCCATGTTGCCCGAAGAGCTGCGACTTGAGATGGAGTTTGACCGTAGGCGTGACCCGGACAAATACGCACACGTCTGGCTCGGTGAGTACCGCAAGAACAGCGAAGCGCGGGTGTTCAAGAACTGGAAGATTGAAGAGTTTGAGCGACCGGCCGGCACGATTCACCGGCTCGGCGCAGATTGGGGGTTCTCGGTTGACCCTAGCGTTTTGGTGCGCTGTGACATAGAGGCAAATAGGCTGTACGTTGATTACGAGGCCTATCAAGTTGGCTGCGAAATCGTGAACCTGCCAGAGTTGTTCATGTCGATCCCGGAGGCTGAAAAGTGGCCGATCACAGCTGATTCGGCTAGGCCGGAAACGATCAGCCACATGCAAAAAAACGGCTTCCCCAAGATCCGGTCAGCCATCAAAGGCGCGAAAAGTTTGGAAGAGGGCGTGGAGTTCTTAAAGAGCTTTGACATCGTGGTTCACCCGCGTTGCAAGCACTTGATTGATGAGTTGTCGCTGTACAGCTACAAAACCGACCCGTTGACCGGAATGGTGCTGCCAATTCTGGCCGACAAGGATAACCACTTGATAGATGCCCTGCGATACGCCTGCGAAGGGGCGCGCAGGGCTGGCAAAAAGCCAACAGCAACGCCGACCGAAGTCCCATTGCCTCAAACAAACTGGATGGCCGCATAAGTGAAACAAGACAAACTCCAACGCGCACCAGCACGCGCGGATGTTGGAGGATTTGCGCTTCAGCAACCCGGCCGACCCGCAGCAATGGCCTGACGACGCCAAGCAGGCGCGCAAAACCCGACCCTGTTTGACCTTTGACCGGACGAACCAGTTCTTGCAGCAGGTTGTGAACGACGCCAGGCAGAACAAGCCCAGCATCAAGTGCCTGCCGGCTGATTCCGGCGCCGATATTGCGGTGGCCGAGAAGCTGGACGGCCTGGTTCGTCATATCGAGTACGTCAGCCGGGCGGGTATTGCTTACGACACAGCCATCGATCACGCGGCGCGCGTGGGCTTGGGCTGGCTTCGTGCCGTCCCGGAGGTGATCCGCCCGGAGACAAACGAGCAGGAAATCCGCATCCTGCGCGTGCATGACCCGCTTTCCGTGTGCCTTGATGCCGACAGCTCGCAGCCGGACGGCTCAGACGCCAATTACGGCTTTGTTGAAACGCTGATGAGTACCAAAGCCTTCGAGGCCATGTACCCCAAGGCAACGCAGGTCAGCATGGACGGCGGGGTCTGGTGCGGCGTCAAGGGCGTCAAGCTGTGCGAATACTTTGAGATCGTCAAGAAAGAGGAAAACCGCATCATTGTTGAGCTGGAAGGCCAGCAAATGCTGATGACCGAGGATGAGTACTGGAGCGCTTGCCAAAAGGTCGGCTTCACCATCC